AACTTGTCCTATACCATATCCGGTAGGTACACCTCCAGCTTGTCCTGTATACGTTTTGTTGTATGCACCAGGATAAACTCCATAGTTACCGTCTGCAAAATAATATATATAGTATGCTTCTAGAATTGCTGTGGTTACGCCAAAGTTATCATCATGAAATGTATTATTAACTGGATCATAACTAATACTAGTTTGAACATGTTTAACTCTATTATATTTCTTTTTTGTATCAACAGTTGCTGAAAATTTAGGTAAATCGGCTGCTTTTACTAAAAGTCCTATTTCTTGTTTGTGTTTCTCTCCCAGTTCTTTAATATTGTCAAATGCAACTGGATTAAACTGAAAGTGAACATGATAAAGAAATTTAGATTTAGGAGCTAACCTAAATGCATCGTCAACAAATGTTCTACTGGCGTGACGGAAGTCTCCAAGGTTACCTTTTGGAGATAAAGCGCCTCTTGCTAAGTTGTCTAAAAAACCTGTGAACTTTCCCATACTAATATTTATCTTTGGAAATTATCTACGTATATAATAAAAAAGGGGTACTGCAATAGTACCCCTTGAAAGACTAGGAACTTTGTTTTTATTAAGCGCCGCCGCCAGTGACTAGTGTATTCACTGTACGCCCAACTGCTGTACCTATACCTGTACCTTGTGGTGTCTGGATAGCATTGTCGTAACGTATGTTTAGCGTAACTGTTACTGCATCTGAAGTTGCGTATGCTAGTGTGTTGTAGTTTGCACTTTCACAATAACATCCATATAGTTCAAATGTTTCAAGCACGTTTGGTGTGTTTGCACCATTACCACCATCTAGAATTTCAATTCTAGTTGTGAACTTGTAATCAAGTCCTGATGCCGCACTCGACTGTTCAAAGAAATCGAATTGTTTCTGAAGTTGTTCACCAACAAGTTTTTGCACATTGTTGTTTACATCTTCACGTAAGTTAAGTGTAATTGGTTCCCAAGTATGTTTACCTGCCAAGTATACTTTTGAGTTGTAAATGTCTAATGTCATTTGCTCAAAGGATACGTTTGGTCTAGTTACATCAACAACTTGCTTGGTTAATTCTGTTGTCGGAGTTGATGTTCCGAAGTTTTCCAAAGATACCCTAAAACGATATTGTAGTTTGGGCATCAACAGACCTTGGTTTGAAGCTGAATCGCCGCTTGCCAAAGGTACTGTAATTTTTGATAGTGTTGATATTGCCATTTAATTTGCTCCTAATCTATAAGTATTTATCAATCTTACAGTCCTGCTATTTCTCCAGTATTTTTAAGTCTTAGTGGAATGTAAATAAATTCAACTGCTTTAACAGGTTCGATAGCAATGTCTAAGTATAGTTCATTTCTATCAATCCTTGCTGGAGTGTTGTTTGACTCATCACACACTACTAAGAAATCATACAATGCTCTTTGACCTACTAGTTCTAACATTAAACTTTCAGCGGCTTGTTTTATCTCATCACGTGTAATCTTGTCATTTGGTTCAAACAAGTATGGCTTAGCAAGTTGATTTAACTGTGAACGTAGGTAAATTACCAAACGTGCAACGTTAATTCTATCTAAAGAACTTGCTGCTAGTTGTCTTGTTTTCTGTCCAAAAGCAACCAAACCTGCACCAGTAATGAACGTAATTGGGTTAACTGCATTTGCATACAGTGTATCTCTTTGACCTTCATTAAGTGCTATAGATTTAAATTCGCCTTCTGATGTAATGTAACCAGTTGAACTTGCATTTGTAATACCACCACGTCTTGTACCTGCTGGTGCAAACCATGGAAACGATACTTGATCGCTTAGTGCAATAGTTCTCATCATCATATGACTTGGTGGAACAACAACATTGTTACCAAAGTTGTCACTTGTAAATCCACTTGGATAGTAAACTGCTAGATAAGGATCAGTTGTAGTTAAACCGTTATCATTATCCTCTACTGCAAGATTAACATTTGTTGCCCAATTGTTAAGTGCAGTTGCATTAGATTCTAATCTGAATGGAGAATCACCAAGTACAAATGCTGTTAAACCTCTGTCATAGTTTAGTGATTTCATTTCACCAATTAGTTCTGGATAACCTGGGCAAGACATTAAGTTAAAGATACGTGACTCGTTGTCTCTAATATCTTCATTAGAGTTAACTAGTGCTTGTAGAGCTTGTACAACAACTTTACGTTGTGCCTTACGTCCAAATGTACCTGAACCGTCTTGTTGGTTTCCTGACTCTGTTACCCAACGATCTGCGTCATACGCTGCCATTGATTCATCATTATATCTATCGTTGTTACCTGCTGTGTTTATGTAATTTTTTACATATTTCTTAACATTGAATCCACTTCTACGTAGGTTCCAAAGTAACATACCTTTTGGATATAATGCTGGATCTGGAGCATCTGGGTCCATGTAATCACTTGCTAGTAGATCTTCAATGTCTCCTGCTGTATCACTGTTTGCGCCTGCTGTGTTATAACGAGCATCTGCAAAAATAATACCTTCTTCAGAAGTTTGATCACCAGTATCAACAAGTACCCAATTATCTACAGCATTAGCATTTCCTAGTGCTGAGTTATATTTGTATAACTTTGGATAATTTTCTAAGTCGCTTGTGTCAACCCAAAGGTCACCTGTTACAAGAGCTGTACCATCACTTTGTGTTGATGGTGCGCTTGCACTTACTCTTGGTCCTGCTGGATCAGTTGCTTTTGTGGAATCAACATTGTAGTATGGACTTGCTGTAGAACTTTGTCCACTTGCGCCGTCATATTGATAACCAACAAACTCACTTCCGTTGTGTACAAGAATATCTACTTCATCAACAATTGAATTGTACCAAAGTGTACCATCTGCTGTTGTTGCTGTAACTTCTGTATCTTTTGCTGTGTAGAATCCTGATCCTGAATCGTTAACAGGACTCCATAAACTTGCTAGGTAAACTGCTGGACTTGCTGTTGCATCGTCTTCAGTAGTACCTGCTTCGTCAAAACGTGTACCTGCATATGACCCTGGTGCATAGTATAAGTTTGGTATGCCGTTGTTTCCGTCAACAAAAGGAGTAAATCCTGCTGCCGCTAACACACCATCTGTATCAACAAATTTAATTTCTCCACCAAGTGAGTGTGAAATACTTACTTTATTTGTAGCATCTACACTAGCAGTAACATTTGTAATTCCTGCAGAGTTAATTGCTGTTGCTAGTACAGTTGAATCACTAACTGCACCTGTGTACGATGCTGTTACTGTTATAGCTGCTTCAAAAGCCGAAGAACCATTATCTGTAGTTTGTACAGTAAATGATTGACTTCCTGAACTAATTGATCCTGCAATAATTTTGTTTCCAGTAATAACTGTAGGTGCAGCACTTCTTCTGCGCTTTAGTTTAAATGTAGCTAATGGAGGTTGATCTCCTGCAAGGTTTGTTTCGACATATAAATCACCTGCAGATAAACCTGTTCCGCCACCTGAACGATCTAATTCATAAATTGCTTCTTCATTGCTTGAATATAAAGGAGCACTTACAGTTTCCCATAGCTCAGTACTGTTGTTCCATTTTTTAACAACATATTTTGCTCCAAGGTTTGGAGTAGTTGTTTTCAACCAAACACTACCAGATGGTCTGTTGTATGTATCTGCTGTTTTCCATTCAGGTACGTTTGTGTGTTTTGAAATTTGTAATGCTGGTGGATAATATGTACCTGCATCAATACCAAGTTCTCCAAGTCTATCAGTATCTCCGCCAATTAGTATATCTCCGCCAGTAGTTGAGTCTTCTGACGCACTTCCTGTTCCATCACTGTAAATCTCTAATCTTCCGTCTACTGCTGCAGCTGTAACTCCAGTAATAAGTAATCCGTTGATTGTTGTAGCAACATCTGCTACTGCATCTGAACTATTTACAGTTACGCTAGTACCATTAATAGTAATTGCTGCTGTTCCTGCAAATGAAGGATTAGCCGCTGTACCTCTGATTGTAGGCCAACTTTTTGCCCAAGGATCAGAACCTACTAATACCCAAGTACCAGCTGAGTTTTTGTAGAATATTCTAATTAAGGTAGTAGTAGCAACAACTGCATAAGAACCAATTTCTCCAACGGCACCTGTTGGGATATTTCCTGCAAAACCATTAGTGTTTACACTGCCTGTGTTTGATACTTCAGTATCATCTGTAATAACATAAGGTACTTTATTAGTAAAACTTTGTCCACCGTTTAACACAGATGCTCCGTTCCATTCTTGGATTCCCCATAGAGTATTTGCTGTGTCTAACCAATAAGTTCCGTCTGCTGGATTAGCTGCTGGTGCAGTAGAAGTTGCTTCTAGTTCTCCTAGATCAACATCTGCCCTTACTACCCAAGCTCTGTTTGCAACACCTAGATATGAATAAGCTGCTTGTAATCCATATTCGTTTAATTCTCCGCCATGTATCGGATTGTTGTTTACATCTGTTTTGAAAATCGGATCACCAAATGTATCTGCTAGATCTCTTTGTGAAGTAAGTAGATAAGGTGTTCCTGCATTAGCTGCCAATGTTCCAGGTGCTGTACCTGTGCCTGCAGCATTTGTTTTATTAGCCGCCGTAGCGACAAAAATCATTGGGGTTGTACCTGGCTCAGCTGGGGTATAAAAACTTTCGTCTATAACGCTGACCTGTACTCCTGGTGATACTAGTGCCATTATAATTCTCCTATTGTGGACATATGTTTATTACTATTATTTAGCAAACAAAATCAAAATTAGTGTATCAAAACACATAAAAAAGGGACCAAAAAGGTGAGCTAAATACAGTATGAGACCGTTATGTAGATGTGGACAGCGTCCGTGTGCAATTAATTACCGCAAAGGTAAAAAAATTTATTATAGAAAACTTTGCGAAAGATGTTTGCGCAACGGATTAAATCACGGAGTACCTTTATGGAAGCAACGAGGGTATGAAAAGAAAGATATTTGTGAAAAGTGTAGTTACACAAGTAAGTATCCTGAACAATTTAATGTATATCATATTGACGGTGATTTACAAAATTGCAGGCCGAGTAATTTAAAAACTGTTTGCGCTAATTGTCAACGTATTATGCAGAAGCAAGGAGTTCGGTGGAAGCAAGGCGATCTTTTACCAGACTTTTAAGCATGTCTAACGTACCACCATTGTCAATAATATGATTAAAGTTTACATTTGCCCAAGCCCACTCTGATTGATGCACTTCTTTAGGTTCTACACCAATATCTTGGTACATTCTAAACCATACAGGATCAGGACCTCTACGCACACGCCATACTTCACCGTGTACGCTTTTTAACATATTTGCTTCGTTAGGAAAACGTACATCAGGTATTACAAAATTTACACCTGGATTTTGCATTATTTTCTTTTTAACTAAACTTACCCAAATACTGTCATCAAATCCTTTGCGCATACATTCTGTACCAAATTCTTGAAGTACTAACCTAGGAGTAATAGTTCTGCCTGTTTCCGCACTCCAAAAACTATCACGCTTTTCACGCCATTCTCTACTTTCGTCAGTATCGCCTTCAAGCATTTGTCTATCCCAACCAAATACTTCTGCAACACCGTCTTTGAGTTTGTCAGCAAATGATATTTTTGTAAATCCAAAATCACTGACAAGCATGTCGGCAACAGTGCCTTTGCCACTTCCTATTAAACCACAAATACCTATAATCATAAGAAATCCTTCAAATAATATATAGTATATACAAATTATTTGTGTTTGTCAAGTAGTTTTTGGTAGGCTTCTGCAAATCCTTCTTCATGCAGATATGCTTCATTGTTATTCCACATACGTTTAAAATATCCAGGTGCTGATTCTAATATAGTTTGTTCGCTTGCGCCAAAGTGACCTTTAACCATCCAAAAAAGCCTGTGGGCTTCTTTGTGGCTAAACTCTGCCATTATCCTATGGTAAATCCGTAGCCAACGCCGCCTGGAACAGCAGTGCTGACTTCTTGTTCAAGTTTTTCCATTTCTGCTTGTGCCTCTGCTTTTAGTGCATCGCCGTTTAATTGGCCTCCACCTTGTGGGCCTGCAATAGTAGCAAATTTACTACGTGCTTCACCCAGCATATATTTACAAGTAGCAACAGTGTAATCTTTTATCCATTGCTTTGCAAGATAATCATCTAGTAATTGCTCATCTGGTCTGTAGTTATA